ATGAGAATTTAAAAGAGGGGTGTTATAATACATGCCAATTCATGCAAGTCCTGGTGTATATTTTGAGACTATAGATTTTTCATTGTATGCTCCAAAATTATCTAAGACTATATTAGCATTAGCTGGTAAGACACGGAAGGGACCTACTGAACCAACATTTGTATCATCTGTTCGTCAATTTGTCGACTTATTTGGAACTCCTAGAGTTGGCGAGTACAGTAGTCTTGCGGCTGTTAGCTTTTTGGAATTTGGTAGTTCTCTGTGGTTTTCTAGAATTTTAGGACCAGCTGCTAGAAAAGCATCAGTAAATATTCCAACAGCTATGGTGATTAAAGACGAGTTAGTAGCTACAGCGACTAATGATAATAGCTATATATTTAATATTGAACTTGAACATCCGCCTGTACCTGGAACTTTAGAATTAAAATTAGTTGATCCAAATGAGTCATCTAATTATAGTATAATTAATGATGACGGAAACGGCCGTTTTCCTTTAGCATTAAATCCAAATATTTCTCAATACTCTAATTTTATAGATTATGATACGGGAGAATATAGATTTACTTTAGAAACACAACCAGATGTTGGTTCAGAAATTTCAATTAAATATAATACAATTACTAGAAGTATAACTGATGAGGAAACATTAGTAGTAGAAATAGTTGACGAAACAACTGCAACATATAATGGTATGTTATCTCATTCAAACTTAGTTAATATGAATACATTTAAATTAGAGGTTGAATCAGGAACTACTGGTGATACATATATCTTTACTGTTGATGGTGCACTCTGATAATGGTATATATCAATTATCTGGAATAAATTTGGAAGACTCTCCTATTGGAAGTGGAAGTATTAATGCCATTAATGGAGCCTGGGAAGTAGCATTTTCTTCTGATATTAATGTCGCTGTTGATGATATATTTAAAGCTTCATATGATTATAATACTTTTAAGATTAAAACCTTAGGTAAAGTTGGAGATATATCTCCTGAAGGATATGTGTATAGTAAAGCATTTATTGGATCGTTAAATACGGTTATTTATCCTGGATCTGTATATATATTAGTTGATGGAGAAGAAGTTTCTCATGACAATGGAGAAGGAAGATTTGGTGATGGTGTTATAACATCAGAAAATAAAATAGATTATGCTAATAGGACAATAGATATAGCTCTATCTTATCCACCAAAAGTGGAATATCAGATATTTGCAAACTATTCAGCTAAATATTTAGATATAGTTGAAGTTGTTAGTGAAGAAAAGACTACTGATAGTATTTCAGGTATATTATCAAAACCTCCGATAACTAAAGAAAGCGTACGTGTAAAAATTGGAGGTGCTTTAGTATTAGTAGATGATGGTGATGGTAATTTAATAAAAGATAACAGTTCATTAAGTGGTTTTGGAAATGGTACCATTAATTATGATACTGGAGAATTCTCAATTAATTATATGGTTGACTTAAGTGCGGGTGATATGATTACAGTAGATTTTCTTTCTAAAATGGGATCTATAACTGCTCTATATGAAGGAGAATATTATAATGGTATAAAGGTTAGATTTACTAAAGACAGTTTTGGAAATTATGGATTAGAAGTATGGACGCCTGAATTAAATGTTAATCAATTACCTTCAGAACGTTTTAAGAATATTAGATTTGATGATCCTTCTGATCGAAATTTTATTACTAATTCTGTTATTTCCAATTATATTAATATAACATTAGAAAATGAAGAAGCAGGAAATATTCCTATATTAAATACAGTATTACAATTAACTGATGGTTATGATGATTATGAAAATATTACTGAACAATCAGCAGTTAGTGCTCTTTCTCAATTTGCTAATACTGAGCGATATGATATTAACTTAGTGGCGTGTCCAGATTTTCCGGGAAGTAGAATAGTTATTAATAAATTGATACAGCTTTGTGAGGTTGAAAGAGGAGATTGTTTTGCTATTATTGATCCTCCTAGAAATTTAACTGTTCAAGAAGTGGTTAACTGGCATAATGGAGCTGGAAGATGGTTAAATGAAAATTCTTTAAATTCTAGCTTTGCGGCATTATATTATCCTTGGATTCAAATTTCTGATGAATTTTCAGAATCATTACAATGGGTACCACCTAGTGTAAGAATAGTTAGTGTTTTTGCATATAATGACAGAGTAGCTGAAGTGTGGAATGCTCCTGCGGGTTTAAACAGAGGCAGATTATTCAAAGTACAAAAAACTGAAAGACAATTAAATGTCGCTGACAGAGATTTATTGTATGCCACTGGGACAAATGCCGTTAACCCGATTTGTGACTTTGTTGGAGACGGAATCGTAGTATATGGTCAAAAGACTTTACAACGTAAACCATCTGCTCTTGATAGAGTTAATGTAATGAGATTGATAATATATGTTACAAAGATATTAGCAACTGCTACTAAATATCTATTATTTGAACCTAATGACAGACTTACTTGGACTTTATATACACAAATGGTTGATCCACTATTGTCAGATATTAAACAACGAAGAGGTTTATACGAATTCAAAGTTGTATGTGACGAAACAACTAATACTCCCAGCGATATAGATAATAACACTATGATTGCTGAAGTATGGTTAAGACCCACTAAGGTAGCTGAACGATTAATTAATCGATTCGTAATTACATCAACTGGAGCTAGTTTCTCTGAGTTAAGAGTAGGAGAATAAACAGAATTTAATTAAATAAACTTAATATTAGAGAGGAAGAGAATCTTCTCTCCCTTACTTTAAAAATTTTTAAGTTTTTAGGAGTGAATTAATTAATGCGCAATAGAAATATATACCATCCAGTAGATATAAGAAGTGATTTTGTACGTAAAAATGCTTTTGAATTAATTGTAGCTGGACAGGAACCACTTCATATTCTTTGTAGATCTCTTACTATAACGATGCCTGCCACTAACAATGTTCCAGTACCATGGATCAGTGGCATTATGCAATTAGCTGGAAGAATCAATCAACAATACACATTTACAGCTACATTTTTAGATGGTGTCGATAATCCGTATGATACATTACAAGACTTATATCGATGGAGAA